GTTTCCGTCAATCTAGTCTTAAATGTTCCTTCATCAGGTGTCAGTGGCTCTGGTAGTATAGGCACAGTAGTTGTGCCCAATGCCTCTTTCTCTGTAACCGGTGTTGCAGGTGCTGGTGATGTGGGCGATCCTACGGTGACTACAACATGACCTACAACGAATTAGTAACCAATATCCGTAACTACACCGAGGTAGACAGCAACGTCTTTTCCAACTCGGTGATCAATACCTTCATCACGATGGCGGAGAACCGTATTCTCCGCGACATTGACTTAGATGTGTTTAAGCTTGAAGTAGCCGGTAGTTTGACAGCCAACAACAAGTTTTTGACCGCTCCGACTGACATCCTGACGCATCGCTACATGATGTTGACCAACCCGGTAACAAGCGATCAAATTTTTTTGGATTTCCGAGACACCTCCTTCATGAAGGAATACTGGCCCGACGGCACAGATACGGGTATTCCAAAGTACTACTCTGTTTGGGATCAAAACACTTTTTATGTGGCGCCGACTCCGGCAGCCTCATACGCTGTGGAGCTTGGTTATATTTATCGTCCAGCTCAGCTTTCCTCGGCCAATACGACCACCTGGGTGAGTCTCAATGCCCCGGAGGCGTTGCTGTATGCGTGTTTAATTCAGGCATACAGTTATACGAAAGGGCCTCCAGACATGTTGGCTTATTTTAACAATGCCTATAAAGAGGCAATCCAAGGTCTTGGAATCGAGCAACAAGGCCGTCGTCGTCGTGACGAATACCGTGATGGTATGGCTCGCATATACGTGAAATCAGAAAGTCCAGGTCCATGAATGGTGTTCCAAATTTAGAAGGCAAGAAAGTAGCAATAGTCGCAATGGGAAAGAGTCACGGTCAGTACATACTGGCTAGGACTCATTCTTTTGATTTTGATGAGGTGTGGGCGATTAACTGCATGTCGGGAGTCATTTACCACGACCGGGTGTTTATGATGGACCCGACCAGTCGGTTCTTGGATTCGGAGGATGCAGGCAGCCAGACGGGGATCATGTCCAAGGTGCTCAAGGAGCATAAGGGGCCGATTTATACGTGTGAGCTGGATCCTCGTTGCCCTGGGCTGGTGGAGTATCCCCTAGAAGAGGTAATGAATGCCTGCCGGACGGGGTACTTTAACAATACTGTGGCGTATGCGATTGGTTTTGCGATCGCAGCAAAAGTGGCTGAAATTCACATGTATGGGATCGATTTCTCGTACAAGGGCTATGTACATTTTGCAGAGGCTGGGAGGGCAAATTGTGAGTTCTTGCTATCCATAGCGATTACTAAAGGTATCAAGATCGGGATCGCTCAGGAGTCATCCTTACTGGACACTAATGAGCCGGTCCAGAGCAAGCTTTATGGCTACCACCGGTTGGCTGAACCTTTAGTGGTTGGGCTGGAAAATGATCGGTTTGTGGCCAAAAAGTACTCTGAGGTCAAAGATTCCGTCGAAGAAACCAATAATCTCCTGCCACCTGAAGCCCTGAGGACCTAGCCATGCTTAATTTAAAATTTGGACAAATGCCCAACCCAATTGTCAAAACAAGTGACTTTGGGGGCCTTTCGTGCGAAGATCTATCGGAACTTTGTACTGATAAAATTATTGGTGTGGCCGAGAACGCTCCCCCGGCCATACGTGAGCAGGCGAAGTTCTTCCGGGAGCGCGTTCAAAGAACCGTCTTTGAATATCTGAAACAGGCAAAGCGGGCCGAAAGGGCCACTTGCATCCAAATTTGCGCTCAAGGCGGGGAGCAAGACGCCGCCAACCTTTTAAGGAGAGCCTAAATGGCTTTTACCACAACTGTAATGCCCACGTCGTTCAAGCAACAAATTCTTGAAGCGAAGCACAACTTTGCTACTGGCGGCAACACTTTTAAGCTGGCTCTGTATGACAACAGCGCCTCGTTCACGGCTGCAACGACTGCCTACACCACGACCAACGAAGTGTCTGCTTCGGGTTCCTACGCTGCTGGCGGCGGTACGCTGACCAAGCAGGGTGTGAGCACCAGCGGCACGACGGCCCTGACTGACTTTAGTGATCTGTCGTTTACGACTGCCACTATCACTGCTTTTGGCGCGTTGATTTATAACGACACCGCCACGGGTGATCCGGCTGTTGCTGTGTTGAACTTCGGTGGTGCAAAGACCTCGACTGCGGGTACTTTCACTATCGTGTTCCCCGCTGCTACGGCTACTGGTGCCATTATCCGTATTGCTTAAGGAATGATTAGGTGGCGACCTACTCCGGGTGGGGAAACGGCCCATGGGGCGAGGTCCCTTGGGGCCAGGACGTCACCCTTGTCCCGCTAAGCGGATGGGGCTATGACAGCTGGGGGTCGAACGGTTGGGGCCAAGGAAGCGCTGGTGTTCAAGGCACCGGTGCTATTGGCGATGTCTTCGTCACGGCCGTCGTGGATGTTTTCGTTACTGGAGTCTCGGCGACAGGATTCATTGGTCAGGCTGTCGCCACTGCCAGCATTGCTGTGCCCGTCACCGGGGTCCAGGCTAACGGATTCGTTGGAGACGTCGCAGTCACAGGAACAGCCGTCGTCCCCGTCACCGGGGTCTCAGGTAGCGGTGCTATTGGGACCGTTGTCGTCTCTGGTGGGGCAAGTGTCTCCGTTACCGGGGTCTCAGCCACAGGGTTCATCGGACAAACCGTCCAAACCGGATCAGCCGTCGTCTCAGTCACCGGGGTGGAAGGTAGTGGTGCCATCGGTGATGTTACCGTCACGGCAGCAGTTGATGTCTTGGTTACCGGGGTTCAAGGCACTGGTGCAATCGGCCAAACGGCTCAGACTGGATCTGCAGTTGTACCAGTTACCGGGGTTCAGGGTGATGGGCAGGTTGGCGATGTCATCGTCATTCAAAGTGCAGTGGTCAATGTTACGGGGGTTCAAGGCACTGGCTTTATTGGTCAGGCGTTTGCCAGTATCCCTGTTACGGTCAATGTTACTGGGGTTGGAGCGGTTGGCGCTGTCAGCCCTGTGGTGGTACAGACAGGTTCGGTTGTTCCGGTCACGGGTGTTGCCGCTGTTGGCAGGGTGGGATCGGTCACGATTTGGACCACAATTAATGACAATCAGACGCCTAACTGGCAAAATGTTAATGATTCACAAGCTGGTGGCTGGGTGGTTGTCAACGATTCACAGACCGGAACTTGGGTTCCGATAGCGGCATAAAGGAAAAGTCATGGCGAGCACCTACTCGGCGTTAAAGATTGAACTAATTGGCACCGGTGAACAGTCGGGCACCTGGGGCGTTACAACCAACACGAACCTTGGCACGGCCATTGAGCAAGCCATTGTTGGAAAAGCAGACGTCACGGTCTCAAGCACCTCGGTCACGCTGACCCTGACGGACTCAAACGCTCTGCAGGATGCACGAGCTCTTTACCTCAATTTAAGCGGCACTCCTGGTGGAGCAGCGACACTCAACGTGCCTGCCATTCAGAAGAACTACATTGTTAAGAATGGAACAAACCAGCAGGTCACGATTAAGGTATCGGGCCAGACTGGCGTAGCTATTCCGGCAGGCGAAACCACTCTGGTCTATAACGATGGAACGGATGTCGTAACCGCCCTTGATTTCTTGCCTGAGTTGCATGTGGATAACATCAACCTCAACGGTAATACGATTTCTTCAACCAACTCCAACGGCAACATCACGCTGGCCCCCAACGGGACAGGACGGGTTCAAGTCTCTGGAACGACTTCAAACTCAGGTGGTATTGAGTTGTTTGAGGACACGGACAACGGCACGAACAAGGTTCTGCTTACTGTTCCAGCGAGTATTGCTTCAGATGCAACGGCAACGATCCCTGCTACAACGACGACTCTGGCTGGATTGGCTGTGGCTCAGACCTTCTCGGTCTCCCAGCGGGGGACGGTCACGACGGATAACGATGGCTCGTTCGATATGAACGCCACGAACAACTTCCTCTGCACCCCGACCGGTGGATTTGCGCTGACATTTACCAACATCACGGCAGGGCAGT